CAAGCCGACAACCCCGTCCAGGAGGAGGAAGACTGATGGCCGGGCCTCTTTCCGTTGAGGGCCTCGACAAGCTGCTCCGGGCCTTTGACAAGACCGAAAAGTCCGTCAGGACAGCAGCAATGAAAGAGCTCCAGAAAGCCGGCCTCGACATCATCGCAGATGCGCAGATGAACCTCCGCTCCAACGGATCCGTGGTGACCGGCCTCCTTCGTCAAAGCGGCAAGGTACAGAAAGTGGACGACTACAACCTGGACGTCGGCTTTTTTGACACCCTGAACAGACAAAGCGGCTACGCCTACTTCATCGAATACGGAAGACGCGCCGGACGGATGCCCCCGCCGGATGAGCTCGCGCAATGGGCATACAAGAAATTCCAACTGCATGACCGGAAAGCAGCCCGGGCTGCAGGATGGGCACTGGCAATGAAGATAGCCCAGGAGGGCACGAAGCCTCACCCCTTCTTCGAGCCAGCGATTGAAAAGAACAAGACAAAAATCATCGACGCCATCAAGGGCTCGATAAACGACGCAACGAAATGAGCATCCTGTCTCGCCTGTTCCAAAAGAGCCCCCGGTACCACGTCAGCGGATACCGGACTCTTTACAGTGCAGTGGTCACACGGCTGACCAGATCAGGCGTGACCATAGGTAGCACGGCCCGCTACCCGAGAGTGGAGATCCACTCCTTCAGGGAGCAAGAGCGCCTCGACAAAGAGGGAGCGCTGCGCCAAATCAACTTCATCGTGGAGAGCATCAGCAACAAGTCGCTGGACCAGGCCACCACGATGAACGAGGACAACCTCAAGCTGCTGACCGAGAACGAGCTATCGTTCACCGGCTGGACCAGCCTCGGAGTGACGCCTGTGCAGCTGCAGGACCTGACCGAGACAAGCGACACAAACAAGATCATCTACCGCCTCATGCAAGAGGTCTCTGTTTTCCTTGAGAAGACCAAGACTGACCCAGAGACGCCGGCAGAGGATACAGAGCAAGAGAACAACTAAATACGCAATATCATGGCAGAACTTGGAAACAACCGCCGCGTTTACATCGTAACCGGCACCGCGCAGTCGCCTACCTACACGGTCCTGGCTGGCGAACAGACAAACAACTTCAACAGGACCGCCGAAGCCATCGAGACCAGCGACAAGAGTGCCGTCTGGGCCCAGTTCATCTCCGGAAAGAAAGGAGCCACCGCAGAGGTAACCGTCTACACCAATGACGCAGACGCCCAGCAGAAAGCCGCCCTCAACGGACTCCACACCGGCGCCACCGTTAAAGTCTTCATCGGCACCCTCTCCACAGCCGCGACACCAGCCCCCACCCAGGGCGACCTGTTCGAAGCGCTGGTCACCGCCATCAGCGACACCAACGACAATGGCGCCGTCGCTTCCCGCTCCCTGAGCCTCACCGCCACCGGAGCCGTCACCCACACTCCCGCAATCTCCTAATACCTGAAGCACCATGGCAGAACTTGGAAATGGCCGCAAGGCCTACATCACACTCGGCAACTCCGGAACCCCGACCACCTGGCTCGCTGGCGAACAGACAAACAACTTCAACAGGACCGCAGAGGCCATCGAGGTCTCCGACAAGAGCTCCGTATGGGCGCAATTCATCTCCGGCAAGAAAGGCGCCACCGCCGAAATCACCGTCTACACAGACGACACCGAAAACGGACCGCAGTACAACTGCATCAAGGCCCTCCACACCGGAGCCACCGTCCGCGTTTTCATTGGCAAATTGAACGGATCCACCGCCAGCCAGGGCGACGTCTTCACTGCCGTCATTACCGCCATCAGCGATACCAACGACAACGGCGCAGTGGCCAGCCGCAGTATCAGCCTCACCGCCACTGGCGAGGTAACCCATTATCCCGCACTGAGCTAATGAGGACCCTGAGACGGAAGATACAGCTAAAGGACGGAGTGGAGGTGGATACCCTCTTCACTCCGCACCTTTTTAGCTACAAGGACGAAAAAGGCCTCACCCTTGAGACCGACACGTCCAGCTTTGCCTCCGTTATCGAGGCCTACGCCGACATTTACTACCTGGCCGCCATCAACGCCTGGGAGCTGGACGACAAGGGCACCGTCGAGGACTTCCCGTACACCCGTGGAGACTTCCACGAATATGCTGCAGCCAACCCGCGCGAATTCGCAAAGGATGTAGACTTCGCAGTCCAGGCCCTCACCGGAAAGACTGCCAAGCAGCTCGTAGCAGACAAGGCAAAAGAGCAGTCCGAAGCAGAGGCCCCAGAGCGTCCGGAGAGTAAAAAAAAAGCATCGCGCTGGATTGGCCGGATATTGAGGCGTTCCTGATTGGCCGCTGCGGACTGACCGAGAGGCAGGCAGCACTCACCAGCTGGCATGAATACCAGCTGCGCCTGAAAGGCAAAGAGACGGAGACCCAGGAACGATGGACCCTCGTCCGCTGGCTTGCCTGGCAGCAGGTCCTCCTGAGTCCGAACATCAAGCCGGCAAACAAGCCCAAGACTCCGCAGGCCTTCTGCCGCTTCCCCTGGGAGCAGACCGCAGCAGAGGAGCTCACCGAAAAAGCCAAGCTGTACAAAGTCACCCCCGAGGAGGTCTCCGAACTCAATCGAATAATGCAAGAATGGGAGGCCAACAAGGCCCCAAAGACTGAAACAGAACAATGAGCAAGATAGGTGATCTCTTCGTCCGACTCGGTCTCAAAAAGGACGAATTCTCCAAGGGCCTCAACGAGGCCAAACGAGAGACCCAAGGCTTCGGAGACAAGCTGAAAAGCATGGCCTCCGGAGCCAAAGTAGCATGGGCAGCCGTGGCCGCCGCCGTGGTGAAATTCGCTACGGACGCCGTCAAGATGACCCAGAAATGGGGAGACCAGTGGAATACCACCATGGCTGGAGTCAACGCCGCCTATGGCGCCTTTGTCCGGCAGCTCGCAAGCGGCGAGGGATTCTCAAACCTCTTCGCAAATATGCGGGAGGCCGCGCGCCTTGCCCGAGAAGCCGCCCAAGAACTTGATGAGGTCTTCGAAAGGACCACGAGCTACAACTACACAGAGGCCAACACCCAAAAGGAAATAGCCCAGCTGCAGCTCATTATGCGCGACAGCTCCAAGAGCGACAAAGAGCGCATGGACGCCGCCCAGAAAATCATCCAGAAGACAGAGGAGCTGGCCGCCCTTAAAAAGGACATAGCCACTCAAGAGGCTGACGGCTATCGGAAGCAGCTCAAGTCCCAGACACAGATGAACGATGAGGAGATCAACTTCCTCGTCCGCGAATACAACCAGAACAAAGCCATCATTGACCAGGGCCGCGCCTATCTCAATGAACGGAAACAGGCCCAGAAAGACAAGACCTGGCTGAGCATCGGCGCCGCCCTTGACGACACACCCGGAGGCTCGGCCCTGGGCCAGATGCGAGACGACGCCGCACAGAGGGTGAAAGACCTCGACGCCGCCACCTCGCAGGCCGTCAAGGACGTGGCCGCCGTACTGCAGAAATATGACAAAGGCAACGATGAGCTCATCAGCAATCTCGCAAAAGCAGAGGTCGCCGTCATCAACGTGGATACCGCGATGTACCACGCCCAGATGCGCGCAACATCGATGCTCGGCACCCTGAGCAAAGCCGGAACCGGCGGATCTACCGACACCACCGACCCGGCGGCAGAGGCCGCAGCAAAAATCCAGCAGCGGGCAGTGGACTCCGCCAAAAGCGAGCTGCACCTGCTGGCCGAGAAATACTCCCAGGAGAAAGCGCTGCTCCAGCAGTACGGATACGATGTCACCGCCCTGACCAAGGAATATGAGGAGAACACCTACAAGATCCTCTCCGACTACGCAAAGAAAGCCGGCCTCACAGCAGACGAGAGGGCAGACCTCCTCCGCAAAGCATACAAGGCCGAGCTGGAGGAGCTGAAGCAGGCGGGCCTCGACACTACCACCCTGACAAACCAGTTCATGCAGAAGCTCCTGGACCTCGGCGACGAGAGCTTCCAAGAATTCTGCGACCAGCTTGAGGCGGAGTTCCCGATAGAGCTGGACCCCATCGAGGTGGACGACACAGAGCTGCAGCAGTGGCTCGATTCATTGGAGGCCGCAGTACAGCGGGCAGAGGATCTGGCGCAGGAATTCGGAGACGCCGTCGCGGGAGGATTCAGCGACGCCTGCCAGGAGATGATGGGCCAGCTGATGGGCCTGCAGGAGTTCAATCCCGGCGCCATCGTTCAGGCGCTGCTCGAACCGCTCGCAGATATGGCAATACGCCAAGGCGAAATCCTCATCGCAGAGGGCATCGGTGTCGAGGCCTGCAAGAAAGCCCTCGAGAGCCTCAACGGCTACGCCGCCATTGCTGCCGGCGTTGCTCTGGTCGCGATAGGATCCGCCGCGAAGATGGGCCTCGCTGCTTTGGCAAAAAGCGGAGGCAGCAGCTCCACAGCGAGCACCTACCAAGGAGGAGTGCAGAGCACCCAGACACAGATGATAGAGAGCGAGCTGACCGTCTACGTGGAGGGCCGCATCAGCGGCAGCGACATCCTCCTCTCCGGGCAGCGAACCGTAAACAGCAACAACCGATAGAGACATGGCCATCTCAAGATTCATGAATAGCAGCGACGGCTACGCTGTGAAATATTACTGGGAGGGAATCAACCAGAAAGGCGAGACCGTGACCCTTTACATCTACCGGAAAGGATACTCCGGTGCTCCGCTCGTCTGGCAGATTTGCGACCTGGTAGATTTGAAATTCCAGATCCAGGGAAACTCCTCGGATCCCAACACGCCCATTATTAAGACCTCTCTGCAGATGACCCTGGTGGACAGCTACGACGCAGAGGCCAAGGCCATCGGATACAAATACTTCGATGGGAGCCAAAAATACGTCTACGAGAAGCACGGCGGATGGGAGGAGTTCTTCACCCCCGACGCCACTGCTTACTATGTGCAGCTTTACATCGCTGCCAATGGCGAAGCGACCCATTCCGGCTCCCGAACTTTCTGGTCCGGCTACATTACCCCGGACAGCTGGGAGGAGAGCCTGGCGTACCGAGGCAGCATCACCATCGTGGCCAGAGACAACCTCGGCCACCTGTCGGACTTTGACTTCGACATGGAGGGAGACAGCACCTGGGGCCTCGTTAAAGTCGGCGACATCATAGAGGGCGCCATGCAAAAGATCAACTTCCCAATGGACCTCTCTTACCGGACTTCCGAGGGAGACGACTATAACCCAGGGATGACCGCCGTGGGGGCCAACGTTTCCGAAGCACTCGGAGTGACCGATCTGCGGGTCAATGTTTCCGCGTTTGAGGGAAAGACGTGGTGGGACGCCTTGGAGGGAGTCCTCGACTCCATCGGCTGCGTGATTCGTTACACCGACTTCAACTTTGCCTTTATAATGCCGCTCCGCCTGATGCCCGAAATGGGCTGGGCAGAGCCAGACCCCGCCGTCATAAACCCCGACATGGAGTTCTACGGAGGGAGCCGGATGCTGGACCCGGGATACAAGGAAATCATCGAAAAAATCGACTTCGGGCAAACAGACAAACTCGAGTACCAGGCAGTAGACACAAAACGCTGCAACCTGAGCCAGAATATGAACAAGAGCTACGTCCTGGAGTTCAAAAACGACAACGTCATCGACCCCTACGGCCAGAGCTCAAGCCGGAGCAACTCCGTCAGTGGAACTGCGCCAATGGCAAGCGGCGCCTCCGGATCCGGGCAGCTCGGAATGATTCACCAACTCTACCCGGACATCTACCCGGAGAGCTACGGCATTCAGGACTACACGAAAGAGACTGAGGGCGACGGCTTCAAAAATTACCTCTTTTTCCACGTCAACAGAGGAACCATGTCGTACAGCAGCGGGAAGGTCAACATTAGCTACGAAGACTTGGGCGGTCCGTCCTTTTACATGAGGCCAAAATCCACCCAGATGAAGATCAAGCTGGACTTTGCGAGCCCGGCGGGATTCGACGATAACGGCAAGCTCGGCGCGTATCCTTTCCGCCTTTGGAAATGCAAATACTACATAGCATACGGTCCGACCTTCGGAAACAGAACCCACTACTGGACCGGAGACAACTGGGTCCAGACCAACAATCGGTACATAATTGAAAAGACCTTCAATCCAGACACCGAAGACATCACGAGCATAGAAGAGTCGCTGACTGCCTGCAACGATGTCGGCGAATACGGCTACCTCTGGGTGTATTTTTGCGGAATGGTCTACCGGACCACAACCTACTGGTGGACTTACAACAGCGGCCTGGTTTTCAACGTCCTGGTGAGCCGTGGCCTTTATGCCCGCCTCAAGAGCATCAGCATTGAGAGCGAGCTCACAAAGAAGATGGTCAGCGACACCATCAAGACGGTGAACAACGCCGACTACAACGTCCGCTGCAGCCGCAGCCCGATGTTCGGATGCGTCTCCCAGGACGTCGGCTTCGTTCATCCCTCGAACTATAAAAACGCCTTCTTTTACATAGACTCCAATGACCACCCGCAGCTGGCACCCTACCTTTGGAAATGGAGTGACCGGAGCGCCGAGCTCGGCTTCCCGGTCCAGATCGCACTGCAGATCCTCCAATACCACGCCACACCGCTGGAAGTCTTGGAGGGCCCGTCGGGACTGGTGGCTAAGAACGAGCGCCTGACCTTCGACGACAACTACGGATACAAGAACGTCCTGCACCTGCTGCTCTCGGGGACTTACAATCTGCTGACCGCCCGATTCGACTCGGCCATCTTCCGCGCATGGGTCGCCTTCAGCAACGCGAGCACCCGGTCCTACGTAGCCGCAGCCTCCGCACCAGAGGAGCAATCCGGAGAGAGCGAGGAGACCGAGACCATCCCGGAGGACGTCACACCGCTGGAGCTCTCGGACAGCGCTCGCGCCAGGCTCGAAAAGATCCAAGTCGTGGATCTCGCCGCCACCATCGAGCAGGAGACCGAGACCAGCGAGGCGACGCCGGCAGCCACCCTCACACCCGAACTGACGACCGGCCAGCTGGTAGAGTTTACAGACAGCACAGCAGTGGAGCGCCGCTTTATTGCAGCCGATATTCAGGAATAAGCAACCAAATGAACACCCCGAAAACGGTAAGAGCGAAAAACCTTTAATAACTTGCAGACAAATGGCAACGATAACACTCAAACCCATACGGCAGCAGACCGACGTCACACTGCGAGTGACCCTGACCGACAACGGAGTCAGGGTCAGCTGGCTGGACGCCGAGACCATCCGCGCCTTCCTTTACTCCGAGAGGCAGAGGATCATAGACGGCCCCTGCACCTGGGAGGTGGACAGCGAGGACGACACCATCCTCGTCTGTCATTACGATGCACACCAGCCCCAGCACCTCGGAAAGACGAAGCTCATCGTCGAGGTGACCATCCAGGACCAGACGTCGACCTACGACAAATACGCCCTCGAGTTCGTGGCCACCACAGACGAGACGCAGGACGACGGCACGACCGCAGAGGATGAGACCGCAGAGGTGGACATCGACGTCACAGACGTGGATACCAGCATCCTCACCGGCGCCATTCAGGCAGCGCTCGATGCAGCGGAGGCAGCCAACGCCGCAGCCGGACACGCGCCCTACATTGGCGAGAACGGCAACTGGTATATCTGGGATGCTACCACCGGAGACTACGTGGACTCCGGTACCAGCGCCACCGGCCCGGAGGGCCCCGCAGGCCAGGACGGACGAGACGGCCAGGATGGTCGCGACGGAGCAGACGGACAGGACGGAGCAGACGGACAGGACGGACGAGACGGAGTGGACGGAGGCATTCTCTACCCGACGTTCAGGATCGACGCCGCGATGCACCTCCAGATGAGCGACGCCGGAGAGAGCGCCAACCAGCGCTTCGAGGTGGACAGCGCCGGCCATTTCAAAATGACAATTTAAACGACAAGAGCAATGACAATAGACCTCGGCAAAGTTGCAATCACCGCAGGAGGCAACTGGAAAAACAACGTCACCTACGAGGCACTGACCCTCGTGGTCTTTGCAGCGCTGGACGGAGGTGATGGCTGCGGATACATCAGCCTCAAGAACAACCTCGGAGTGGCCCCGGGCACAGACGAAACTACCTGGAAGAAAGCCGCCGAGGCCGGCCAAAGCATCTACACCCTCTGCGTCGCCCACGGCACCTTCGTAGGCACGGAGGAGGAATTCGTCGCAGCATACAACGCCGCCGTACAGGCCGCCACCGATGCAGCCTCCGCTGCCAACAGCGCAGCCACATACGCCCGCGACACCGCGAACACCGCCGCCGCCCAGGCAGCGCAGACCGCCAGTCAGGCCGCAGCCGCCGCTGCAGAGACTGCTGCCGCCGCTGGCTCCCAGGCTGTCTCCATTGCAAGCGAAGCCGCCGCTCACGCAACAGAGGTGGCAGACGCAATGGTCGTCAGGATGGAGACCTTCGACGAAAATGAGGAGGCCCGCCAGAGCCACGAAGAAGACCGCCAGGAGGCAGAGACCGCCCGAGAGACCGCAGAGGAAGCGAGGGCATCTGCAGAAACTGCCCGCGAGACCGCATCCGCAGAGGCGACCGCAGCTGCCAACGCAGCCGCAGCCGTCGCAGAGGAGAAAGCCGGCGACGCCAATGATGCAGCCGCCGCAGCCGCCGCAGCCGCCGCTGATGCGGAGGCCGCCACGGAACAGCTCGAGCAACTGACCACCGGCCTCATCGGACTCAAGGTGGAAGACGGAGAGCTCATCCTCGTCCAGAACGCGCAGACCGGAGTGGCTCAGACCGGATCCATCGATGACGACGGAATGGTCACTATCGAATTCACCGTATAACCAAAAACCCGCATACAATGTCCGCATCATCCCAAATCATCCTCGGCCCGGTGCCCCATTTCAAAAACGAGTGGGCCTCCGGGACCAACTACAAGAAAGGAGCTATCGTCTATCACAACGGCAGCTCCTACACCGCGCTCATAGCAAACCCGAGCACCGAGCCGTCCTTCACCTACGATCCGGCGGCTGGGACCTTCACCGTTTCCGAGGGATGGGGCCTGCTGGCCGTCGGCGCAGCCGCAGCGAGCGAGACTCTCCTCGGAGAGTTCAAAGCCGCCCTCGGCTACTCTGCCGAAAAGAGCATCATCACCCTGACCGCAGGAGAGACTGGCAAGTACGTCAAGTGCGCCACACGATCCGCGGCAGTCAACGCCAACTTTAACATCTCCGAGCCCTTCGACGTGGAGGCCTGCACCGAGCTGCTGATCAAGACCGGATACAACCCGAGCGACAACGCGCACGCCGCCCTGGACATTTCCGTCATCGCCCTCTACGAGGAGACGGAGCGCATCCGCACCGTCCAGAAGAAAAACGACCAGAACCAGCCGCTCTACTACGTCGTGATCATCGACCCCGAGACCGGCAGCGAGACCGTCACCACAGAGGAGACCACCGTCAATACCGGCTACCCGGTCTACATCGAGGAGACCTACACGGAGCACCGCTACCTCCCCAACAATGAGGACCGCTTCGTGAAGATCCCCGACACCGGCTACTACGTGGCGAACATCCCCCAGAGCTGCAAGTGCGTCGTGAGCTACAAGCCCGGCGTGACAGACCTCGAGGTCGTCGCCATCAAATACGGCTGCCTGGCCAACCTCACCTCCCAGCTTTACGGCATCTACGAGCACCGCACGATGGCAGAGGCCGTCGCCTCGCTCGCAGAGCGCCTGCGGGCCCTGGAGGACAACATCGGCAAGCTCGGAAAGGTGACAGCCGAGAGCGTCGACGCCCTCGAGCTGACCAAGTACCTCTACCCGACGGTGCTCTATGGCGCCGGCGTCCCGGCAGCGGCCACCAAGCCCGCCAACCTTCCCGAGGGCCTGCCTTGGGACGGCATCCCCGCCTTTAAGGGCCAGCTCTACATCAACACCGAAGCCGCATCCGGTGGACTTTACTACGCCAAAGACGTGAACGCCGTAAGCGACTGGATCAACGCATAAAAACCGAAAGCCATGATCAAATACTACGACACCGAGGCCGCATACGCAGCCGACGCCAAATCCCCATTTGAATCGCAGGTCTCCCTGGTGGGAGAGAGCAACGCAATCCACTACGATGGCCGCAACGTCATCGTCGGAGCCAAGCACGCCAAGACCGGCAGCATCGCCGTCCTGGACGGCAACAGCGCCCTGCATTTCGTGGCGCTGGACACCTTCAGCAGCTCCAGCTTCATGAGCAACTACACCGTCGTCGGAGTGGTCGCCGTCGGCGTAGACCACAAGGACTACCGCGGCAAGCTGGTCATCGTTCACAAGACCAACACCAGCAAGCAGTGGAGCGCCATCTACAGCTTTAAGCTCACAGGCTACACTCTGGACGGCACCGACCGTTCAGGCGTCCTCACCGTCCGCAGCGCGAGCGACTGGGGCACCGGAGTGGACTACACCATCAACTACAACGCCGACAACGTCGCAGACTTCCTGACGACCCTCAACGCCTACTTTAAGAGCACCGCGCCCTTCACCACCCAGCAGTGGAGAGCCGACTCCGACGCCCAGGGCAACATCACCCTGTCCTTCCTGTTCACCGACTACCGCCAGGCCAGCAACAGCGCCAAGTCGGGCTTCTCAATCAGCGCCAACCTGCTGCCCGGCATCCCGGCCAGCAGCGCAATGCTCCGCATCAACGGCCAGCGCTCCGGAGAGGGCAGCATCAGCAACTGGGACCGCGCCATCGCTTATTATCGCAACGACAACGGATCCTCCGCATACCAGGGAGGCCGCACCAGCGACCAGGGCAGCAACGTCAAGCAGACGTACCCCATCAACCTCCCGACCTGGCTCGGTACCAGCACCCAGAATCCCGGCGACTTCTGCGCCGGCCTTCGCGCCATCTACGGAGAGGGAGAGGCTGGCTGGCTCAAGTTCATGGAGACCTGTCTCCCGCTCCGCCCGACCAACTACGGCCCGCTGGGAGACAAGGCCACCTACGGAGACGGAAAGCGCAACACCTACCAGATGGCAGGCGTCAAGTTCACCAAGCAGGACAACACGGAGATCGTCGCCTTCCCGGCAGCCGACTACTGCGCATCCGTGGTCTACAACCACGAGCTGCTCAAGAAAGGCGCCTGGCAGCTGCCCGACGTGGACACCCTCTGCGGGATCCTCTCGACCATCAAGCACGGAACCACCGCCAGCCGTGACGCAGACCCCATCAACAGGGCCCTCAACGCCATCGGCGGCAGCGCCATCTCGAATGGTTCGTACATCTGGTCCGCATCCCGTTACAGCGCCCTCAACGCCTGGTGCTCCATCGGCTACTACGGCTTCCTCAACTACTACGGCATGTACGGCTCGAACCTGGCGCTCCCGGTCGCGCTTTTAGACGTGAGCGAAGCGAACATCTAAACCTTAAACCTTGGCGAGGCCGCTCCGGCGGCCCGCCTTTTCCCTTGCCAAGATGCACAGCGAATACAGAGATCCAAAGCCACTGCCCGGAGAAAGACCGGTGCCCAGCATCAA